TTTTACCATTATCTAGTTGCACTTTTCCTATATAAGTGTAGGGGGTAATATGAAATGATAATATTAATTTTTAAAGGATCATATTAATTAATAATAGAATTATAGGGGTATTGGTATAGATAAAATGATGTGTGAATGATTGATAAAAAATGATAATTATTGAGAAAAAATAAGAAAATATTTTATTCCTGCACAGCATAAATGAAAAAAAATAAAAATATTCGATAAAATTCAATAATCATTCAATAGGGATTTAAGATCCCTTTTTTTAATCTTCTAACATGTTTCAAATGGTGTGCAAGGATTAAAAAAGTGTTATTAAAAGAAAAAGCTCGCACAGCGTAAAACTTATCGAAAAAATAAGAAGTTTAAAAAAATAGAAAATAAAAAATGGTGTGCAAAAATAAAAAATGAAAGAGTGAAGTAGAAAAAAAGGAAAAAATACAAAACTTAAGCATACAAAAACAATTAAAAAAGTAAAAACATTAATAAAATCAATAAAAAACAACTAGGTGGCAATGTGCTACCTAGTTGAAATAGAACATAAAATTAAACTGTATAATCATAAATTCCAACGACTTTTCCAACAATTCTAAAATCATCATCTTGGGTAATATGTATAGGATCATAATCACTATTTAAGGATTTTAAAACTATTTCTTTTGTGATTGGATTATAACGAAATCTTTTACAATAAACTTTTTCATTTAGAAGAAAAATACCAATTTCACCACTATCAAGTTGAGGAATATCTTGCACAAGCAAAAGATCTCCATCGTTTATTTTAGGCTCCATTGAATCACCAGCAACAAAAGTTCCAAAGGTTGCATTTCTAGCAATACTTGCAGGAAGTTTTATCCAGTGGGTTGCATCTTCTAAAGCTTCTTTACCATACCCAGCACTTACATCAGAGAGAATTGGGATCTTTCTTAGCTCTTGAGGTTTTGATTTGGTTTTTTCTAAATTATTTGAATTAAAAAAATCAGCTAAGCTTGTGTCAAGTACTGCTAAAAGCTCTTCTAATTTATCAATAGTTAAGGCTCTTCGACCACTTTCATAGTTTGCAATTGTTGCTCTATTAACAGATAAAGCATTTGCTAGATCTTCTTGTGAGATATCTTTCTTCATTCTTAATTCTTTTATCATTTTTCCAACATCTAACATTAAGAAACACCTCCTTTTAACAAAATGAAAAAAATATCTTGACAAAAACAAATTGTTACTGTAATATATAAAATATAGAAACAAAAAGAAACATTTAACAATTTGTAATTATAAGAAATAGTAATCGTATAAAAAATTATAACATTTTTTTACATTTGTTACAAATAAAATCTGTATCCGAGATTTAAAATCAAAATCTGTAAAATAGATTTTATTTTTTAAAGATATTTTTCTAAAAAATATAAAAATAAAAAATATAAAAAAAAGAAAGGGGGACAGAAGTACACAGGACATTGGAAATTGAAATACTATACTAAATTAAAGGGGGAATGCCTATAGAACATTTTTAAAATTTAAAATAAAAAATATGGAGGAGCATATGGAGAGTAAGGATCTTATAAAGTATATAAAGTATTACCTATATTTAGGAACAGAAGAAAAAGCTAACTTGAAATACTTTGAAGGTAAAGAAAAAGATGAAAAAGTAATAGTAGCTAAAATAATTATTCTTTTTCTTGAGTCAGTTCTTGGATTATTTTGTCTTGCATTTCTTCCGATTCTTTTCTTAAGAATTCTAAACTCATTATAATTATAGATTTAATAATTGTAAGGTACAAACTAGCTGAAACAATGGCTTTAATAATAAGCAATAAGTAATCAAATAGCGAAACATTTTGTGTCTCTGCAAGAAGTAATAATTTTTGAGTTATAGTGAAAGAACTTATATTCTGTGGATAAAACTTCAGAATATAACAAAATAGAATGATTTTCAAAGAATAATTTAATAATACTCTATTTACTTCTGTTTTAAAAAATAATAATGTAGGAACAATAATGAAAAATAAGATAGCTTCATTATAAAAAGATAAACTTGGGAATAAATTAAATAGAAATACAATAGCAGATGAAAAAAAATGTACAGAATAATATTTATCTTTCAAAAAAAGAAGCCTATTTATTGGAACTCTTAGTATAAGATAAAAATATTTACATCCTGTTATTAAAGTATAAAAAGTAAAGTAAAAGAAAATTTGAAGTAATAAAAAAGGAATGATTAAAAAAATAGAAAAGTAACTATCAAACATATAAAATATACCTCCAAAGTTTTTTAATAAATTATAGCTTTTAAGAGGTTAAAAATCAAATAAAAGGTGGAGGAGATGAACGATAAAAATAATTTAGTAGTATTTGAAAATACAGAGCTTCAAGTGGTGGTAAACAATAATCATGAAATTGAAATGGATATGGACGAATTAGCAAAAGCATTAGGATTTAAAGATAAAGATAGTTTTAAAAGTATTATTTTAAGAAATCCAGAGTTACAAAGTCCAGAGTTTTCAAAAATAAAGAAAGTTTTAAGCAATGAAGGAGGAGTGTTAAAGAAAAGAGATAAAAGAGTATTTAATCAAGATGGAATCTTTGAAATTTCTTATTTAGCAAATACAAATAGAGCTAAAGAGTTCAGAAAATTTATAAAAACATTTTCAAAAGAAATGATAACAAGAATTAAAAATAATCAAATAGCTTTAAATCAAGGAGTTCCAGCACTACAAACAAAGATAGAACCAAAAATAGATCAAATGTTGGAATTAGTAACTCAGAGAGATGATGAAATAGCAAACATATTTGAATTTTTTGAAAAAGCAAAAACATATTTTGAAATGATTGGAGTGATGCAAGAAGATATAAAACTAATAAAAAGTAAGATGGATGAAATTGTTGATGCTGTTAATGAACTAAGTGGTGAAGTGTATGGAGATGAAGATGGAGGAAAACAATAAATTTTATTTCGATTTATTAAGTCTTGAATCAGAAATGAACTACAGAGACTATTCAATTTCAACTCGAAGAACATACAAAAGAATAGTAAAAGAATTTTTAGAATCAACTAATAAGGATGTGATAGATGTAAAGAAAGAAGATGTAACAAGATTTTTAGATAATAAATTAATGGAATTATCAGTAAATACTATACTTGTAGAACTTAATGCTTTGGAGTTTTTCTTTGAAGAAATATTAGGATTAGATGTAACTGAAAATATTAGAAAGTATAAAAGAGTCTTTAAAAGAAAAGACTTTATAACAATAGAGCAGTTTAATATATTGGTAGCTTCAGTACCTGAAAGGGAGAGACTTATGTACTTAGTTCTTAAAGAATTAGGTTTATTTTTCAAAGAGATTGTAGAAATAAAGGTTGAAGATATTGACTATCCAGCTTCAACAATATTAGGAAGGAAAGTAAGCAAGGATCTAATAAAAAATCTATTGCAATATGCTGAAAAGCATGAGCTTGAAAATGAAATTTTTCCATTTGAGCTAACTACCTTATGGAAAAGCAACAAATTAAATACAAAGAAATATTTAGGAAGAGTATGTAGTTTTGACGATATGAAACATTCAATAGCTTTAGAGCTATATATAAAACCAGGAAAAGAAGAGGAGGCAGTTGAGTATTTAAGATTGAAAGATAGATACAGTTTAAGACAATATTATAAGAGAGTAGGTTATCAATATTTTAATTATTAAAAAAAGGACATCATGCTCGGCAAAGCTATGGTGTCCCAAATAAAAAAAACAACACTTTGATTATATCAAAAAGGAGAAGAAATGGAAAGAATAAATTTTTTAAAAGGAATGCTTGAACACTTAAGAAAGCATCCAAACATATATAAAAAGATGATTTTAAAGATAGAAAAGGAGCTTGAAAATGTGTATAGAACAGAAGGTAGAGCAATATAGAGAAAAATTAATTAGAATAACAGAAATAAAAAAGAATTTAATTGATGCAGAAATAAGTTTGCAAAAGGTAATGCAGGAACTTAATCTAAGTCAATATGAATTCAAAAAGCTTTTAAATGGTGAATTAGAAGAAAGAGAAGCTGAGGTACTAGCATTATGTGATAAAGTTCCAGCTTATGTAAAGAATAGAGATAAAAGAGTAAAAACATTTCAAAAGTCACTGTTACAAAGAGATTTGACATTGAAAGATTTTTGTAAAAATGAAAAATTAGATGAAAAGAAGGTATATAGAGCATTAAGAGGGCTTAATGCAGAAAGAGATCTAGAGACTGAAAAGGGAATTGAAAGGGCTTTGAATGTAAGGATCTTTTAGAAAGGAGCTTTTATGACAAAAGAATACTTATTAGAAGATTTACAAAGACTCTTTGAAAAAACTAGAACTCAGGCTTTAAGATTTGCACAAGTTCAAGGCTGGACTGTTGAAAAGAAAAAAATTGGAAAAGTTTATAAGAATGTCTATAAGGCTTCTGAAATTGATGCTTATATATCATCATTAGTAGAAGTTAAGGAAGAAAAAGAAAAGAAAGTAGCAACTAGGACAGTGGCAAAGAAAGAGGCAACAGCAATTGATGAGCTACCAGGTTGGAATCAACGGGTTGCTAATGCAAGATTTATTCTTTGCATGAAACTGGAAGAAAAGTATGAGGAAGGTGGAGATAGTAAGGAAGAAATAATAAAAAAGTTTGTAAATGATGTAGATAGGAACTATCCTCAACAAATGGAGATTTTAAAGAAGTTGACAGTGCCTACACTTCGTAGATGGTGGGGAGTATATATAAAAAATAAACATAATCCATTGGCTTTAGCTTCTGGACATGGAACAACTAAAGGAATAAGAAGAGTAGAAAAAGAAGTTTTAGAATTTGCTAAAATGCTATATTTTAGTAAAAATAAACCAAAAATTTCATTTGTATTTGAAAGAGTTGTAGCAAGATATGGAGTTGAAGCAATTAGTTATGGGACTCTAAGAAATTATCTTAATAAGGATATAAATATTATTGAAAAAGATAAGGCAAGAATGGGAAACAAAGAGTTCAAAGACACTTATACACCATTTATTGAAAGAAGTTATGAAGATATTAAAGCTGGAGAAGTTTGGATGTCAGATGGGCATGATTTGGAAATGATGTGTTATCAAGGTGATAAGAAAAAATCAAATGGTGATAGATACTTTGGCTCTCCAAAGTTAATAGTTTGGATTGATGTAAAAAGTAGGTTTATAGTTGGTTGGAGTCTGGCATGGAGTGAAACAACTGAAGCTATAGCTATAGCTTTAAAAAGAGGGATTGAAAAATATGGAGTACCTCAGCATTTATACACTGATAACGGGAAGGCATATAAATCTAAAGTTTTGAAAGGAACTGATGAACTAGATGGGATATATGCAAGTTTAGGAATAAATGTAGATCATGCAAGAGCATACAATGCTCAAGCAAAGCACATAGAAAGATGGTTTGTTGATTTCAAAGAAAGCTTTACAAAGCAATTTGCAACTTATAAAGGTGGAAATATTATAGAAAGACCTGAGCATCTTAGAAGTTTTGCAATGCAAAAATTGGATAAAGGAGAAATCTTAGAACAATGGGAGCTTGAAGAGCTGATAGAAAAGTTTATAGAAACTAAAAACCATAATTATTATGCTTTAAGAAGAGCAGCAGGACTGAAAGCTCACAGAGGTAGAGGAATGAACAACAGAACACCATTGGAAGTATTTCAAGAAGAAAATCCAATTTCAAATAGAAAAATGTTATCAGATCAGGAACTTAGATTACTATTCTTGTATGAAGAAATAAGAACTATAAAGCAAAATGGTATTGAATTTATGGGAAATACTTATGTAAATGAATACCTATATTATCACCAAACTGAGAAATGTAAGATTAAGTATGATCCTCATGATTTAAGTTATATCTTTGTTTATCAGGAAACAGGGGAATTTTTATGTAAAGCTGAGCAATTAGGACTTGCTGGTTGGAAAGATGTTACTGCTATTAAAACACATAAGAAAAGACTTCAAAAAATTAGTAAGTTAAGTAAAGAGATTATGGGAATAAGAGAAGACATAAGAGATGATTTAGATTTAATTGATGCGACAATAGTTGAAGACACTAAGGCTATAGAAAACAAGAAAAAGAATGAAAAAGAAAGAATACTTATAGGTGAAGGAATATACTTAGAAGATTAGGAGGAATCATGGACGATTTAAGAACTAGATTAGAAATTTTTTCAGAAGATAATAACATGAGCTTTACAAAAATAGCAAAAGCTATGGGTGTAGGAGCTAGTACATTAAGTGAATGGAGAAAAGGAACATACTCAGGAGACAATGAAGCATTTTCTGAAAAAGTAAGTGACTTTTTAGATAGACATAAAAGAAAAATAAAAAGAATAAATTTTTCAGTAAATACAGAAACTAAAAAGAGAGTTTTTCATGTGTTGAATACTATAAAGAAGTATGTATCTTCTAATATAACTGAAGGGATTATAGAAAGCTCTAAGATAGGTTATATATACGGAAGGGCAGGATTAGGAAAAACTCATGCTTTACAAGAATGGTTAAAAACTTATGGTGGTAGGGGAGTTTTAATAACAGCAGAAAATGGGATATCTAGTGTTGGACTTATTAAAAAAATAGCAAAAGAATTAAAACTTGATACAACAGGAAGTTCTGAAACTCTAAAAGATAGGATAAAAGATGCTATAAAACTAACAGAAACCATCATCATTATTGATGAAGGTGAACATTTAAAAGCAAATGTAATTGATATTGTAAGAAGCATAGCTGACCAAACAGGGGTTGGTGTAGTTATTGCAGGAACTGAAGTTTTAAAAAGTAAAATTTTATCGAGGAAAAAGGAATACGAATACTTATATTCAAGAGCTGTTGTAAATATTTCCTTAAAAGATTTAGCAATAGATGATGTTTCAAATATTGTAAAAGAATTTTTAAAAAATGAAATAGAACTATATAAAGAAACTGAGCTTCAAACATTAATCAGCTACATAAATATAGTTGTAAGAGGTTCAGCAAGAAACTTAGCAAATGTTTTAACTTCAAGCTATGAAATAGCTTTACAAAATAACTCATTAAAAATTGAAAAGAAATATATAGATGCTGCATTATCAACTCTAGCATTATAAAAAAGGGGGAACTATGAAAGATAAGGTATTGACTGAAGAAGCTAAGAAAATTTTAAAACAAGAATATGGGAAAGATGCTTTAAAAATTGATAAGGAATTAAATGAACTAGCTACTCTTTCAGTAAAAAGAAAGAACTACATTCAAGCAGCTAACAAAGGGAATTCAAAAGCTAGGGAAAACTATGTAAAAATTACTGAAGAAATAAAAAAAATTGTAGTACAAATAAACAAAAAACTTTCAAAAAATTAGTGTTGATTTGAATTGTGTTAAATGGAATTAGCAAGGCAAGGGAGAGAATAATATGAGAAAAAAACTAGCAATTGTTGTAGCTTCTATATTAATTGTTGCTAATAATCAAGGAGGTTCAAATGCGGAAGTTAGAAAAAGGTGATATTGTAAATTGTATTGTTGCTGAAACTGGAGAACTTACAGAAGGAAAGAAATATAAAATATTAAATGTAAATTCAAGAATCATTCAAGTTGAAATTATCAATGATAAAAAAGAGAAAAAAAGTTATTTAAGTGTGAGATTTGACAAGGAGGAATTATGAGTACATGGGCTTTAATAGGATTGTCAATAGCTTTATTAATAGCTGGTTTTAATATAGGTTACGACTGTAGACATTTTTTTTATAAAAAATACAAATACTGGATTTGTTGCTATTATTGTGTAGATGGAGTAGGTTCTGTTGGTAGCTGGGCATTTACTTTTCCTGAAGAAATGACTAGCAGACAATTAAAAGCTTTTAGAGAACAACAAATTGAAAATATGAAGAACGAGTTTAAGACATCAGATGTGAGATTTGTTATCATAGATTTCAAAAGATTAAAGGACTAAATATGGAATTTAAAGACTTATATATAATTGATGGAATAGTTTACTTATACAAATATAATAATGGAGTTTATGCAGTATTAGAAGATGTACTGACAGGCTATGAAGAATTTATAAGATTGGAGGAGTTAAAACAATATGAGTATAAAAATTTATTGTGAAAATTGTGGAGCTGAGATAAAAGATGGAGAGAAATTTTATGAAGCTTGTCTTGGAGAGTTCTATTGCAAAGACTGTGTTAAAGAACAGACTTTAACTTATTTTACTGTTGATTCTGAACCTATAGGAACAAATGAAGACACAGGGATTTACTTTAATCATAAGCAATTAAAAGAAGAAATTGAGCAAAAAATTAAAGAGATCAATAAATGTATAGAGATTTACAAAAATGATAAGACAAGAGGTGGACAATTTACATTTAATTTCTTTAAGGAAAGAAAAAGACTACTAGAAGAAAAACTACAAGAATTTAAATAGGAGGAATTATGGACATTAAAAATCTAACTGCTGAAGAAAAAGAGGCACTAAGAAAACAATTTTTAGAAGAAGAAAAAAGTAAGGAAGCTAAAAGAAAAGAAAAGATAGAAGCTTATAAAAAGCTTGTTGATGAAACAGTAATGAATTCAATGAAGAAAGTGAAAGAAGTTTCAGCACAAATTGCAATGACTAAGAAAGAAGTATTTGATGATTTCAAGAGCATAACTGAATTAAAAGCTGAACTATATGGAGTAAATGATAAGCAACAGTCTCATACATTTACAAGTAGTGATGGGAAGTTCACTATAACACTAGGTCATAGAATGCTTGACAGTTTTGACGATACAGTTCACTCAGGGATAGAAAAGGTTAAAAGCTATATTTATAAATCTGTTCAGGATGAAAATAGTCATTTACTTGAAATAGTAAATTTACTATTAAAGAAAGATAAAAACGGTAACCTGAAGGCTTCAAGAGTTATGGAGCTGGAGAAAATAGCTGGAAATATAGATGATGCTGAACTAACTGAAGGAGTTAAAATAATAAAAGAAGCTTGGAAACCTCAGAAGTCTAAGACATTTATAGAAGCATACTATAAAGATGAAAATGGGAACAAAGTCAATATTCCTCTTTCTATGACTACAGTAATGGAGGACTTGAAAAATGAAGGAAATAAAGAAACATCAAATTAAATATATTCATACTTTAAAGCATAAAGCAGGCTTAAAAGATGAAGATTATAGACTACTTTTAAAAAGTAAATTTAATAAGAATTCTAGTAAGGATCTCAGCTATAACCAAGCTGAGATTCTTATAAAAATCTTAGATAGATTAATTAATGACTATGCAACAGAAAAGCAAAAAAACAAGTTAAATTCACTATATAGCAAAGTTTACAAGGAAAAAGATAAAAAAGAATTTATTGAACACTATCTTGGAAAAAATAAAACAATGGATAATATGACAGTAAAAGAGTGTAGTAAATTAATTTATGTTCTAGAAGAGATACTTGAATGGCAAGAAAAAAGAAAACTGAAAAAATCTAATTTGGAGGTTAAAAATGTGGAAGTGTAAAAAGTGTGGAGAGGAAGTAGGAATAAGAAAAGGAATTTTATATAAATTAGATTCAAAGAAAGAAACTACTGGGGATGATTTAAGTTTTTATGACAATGAATTTTATGAATGTTCACATTGTCATAATCATTCACATTCAAATTTAGAAGATATAGCTGATTGGGAGGAAGATTAATGAAAGAAATAAATATAACAAAACACGCTTTAATGAGATATGCTTCAAGAGTACATAATGCAAACATTGTAAGTGATAGAACTTGGGATATTTGGAAAAAAGCAAATGAAGATAAAATTCAAGAATTAGAAACAAATTTAAAAATTGAATTAGGAAGACTAGAATATATCTGTACAGCTTCGTATGATAAACATAAAAAAGCTGAGTTCTATATAAATAAGGATAAAATGATGACTTATGTAATTGTTGAGTCAAGTTTAGTTACTTGTTATCCTATAAATTATGAATTGGATGCTGAAGGAAACAAGGCAATTTTAAATATCTTACTAGAAAACTTAAAAAGAGCTAAAATTGCTGAGGATAATTTTGAAGATAATTACTTTAAAGAAAAAGATAATTTAAAACAAGAAAAAGAATTAATCCAAGCTGAGATAGAGCTTTTAAATTCTAAATTGAAAAAACTACAAGAAAAAAGAGCAGGAATTGAAAGTAGGCAACTTGAAATAATTGGAGAACAACAAGAACTTAGAAACGTTATAAAAGTAGCTGAAGAAAAGATAGTAAGGAGTAAATTAGCACTATAATTATAAGGTGATAAAATGGAAAGTACTGAAATTTTGGAGTTAATAAGGAAAGCTAAGGCTGGAGACAATGAAGCTACTGAAAAGCTAATTGAAAGGTACTTGAACACTGTTAGAAAGATAAATAACAAATGGGGTGGAACAGATGATGGATTCCAGGAAGGGATACTTGGAATTTACCAGGCAATTAAAACATTTGATGAAAGCTATAATACAAAGTTTATGACACATCTATATTTTCATATAGAAGCTAAGATTAGAAAATATATAGATAAAGAAAGATATAGAGTGCCTCAGTATGTCATAGAGAGCATTAAAAAGGGTGAGCAAGAAAGAGTATATTTTTCAGGAATTGAAGATCTTGAAATTGGAGATGAAAATATAAAAATAGATAATTTAGAAAATAAAGTACTTGTAGAAAATTTACTAAATTGTTGCACAAAGAAAGAAAGGCAAATATTGGATCTCTTATTTTTTAAAGGTTATTCAGGAGAGGAGATAGCTAAGAAATTTGGAATGTCAAGGCAATGGGTTCATAGTATGAAACATAGAGCATTTGAAAAAATTAGAGAGAATATAAGATAAAAGAGAGGTCTAATCCTCTCTTTTTAATTGAATTTCTTTTTTTAAAATTAAATTTTTTAATTCTTCTAAGTCATCTAAAGTAGCATGATTATTAATAAAACTACGGGCTGTTGAACGGTATGATAAATATTGATTTTTTTTTGGATTTTTCTCTCTATACGACTTATTTGCTTTTTTTTGAGATTCTGATACAGCCATAAAGTCCTCCTTTTACACAAATTTTAAAATAATAGATACTGTAACTGCAATGATTCCTAAAACTAAAATTAATATTTGAATTTTTTCTTTAGACATAGTATAATTGAGTAAGAGATAAGGTACTTGGGGAATTTCTTCCCCTTTCCCTTTGATGTTTTAGAAGAATAACTGGAAGAGTTCTATAATTACTTTAACTATTTCTAATATGGCGAGTATTATTGATAGTGTAATTAAGATTTCTTCGGTTGTTCTTTTTTTCTTTTTCCTACTCACTTTCTCACCTCCTTATGTATTTATTATACACCATAGTATATAAAAAGTCAAGCTTTTTTTATTGAAAATTAAAAAATAATATGATATATTTTAATATATTTAATCATTTTATTAAGGGGGATTGTTTATGTTTGGAATATTTGATGAAAAAGGAATTTGCTCAATTTGTGTAAAAGAAAAAACAAGTAAAAAACTAAATGATGGTTTTATATGTAGTAAATGCTTGGATTTATGTGGAAACAATAGAAATACTTTTAAAAAATTACAAGAAACAACAAAAAATGAAATCCTTGAAGAAATTGAAAAAGAAAAAAAAGCAAATTTAGATATTGCTAATTTTATGGGAACAAGGGGAGTAGGAAAATTAATAAAATTTGATGATAATGCAAAGAAAATATTATTTCCTAAGACATTATTAAGAAAAGCTAGAATATACGATTATTCTGAGTTGTTGGAATATGAAATTCTTGAAGATGGAAATACTATAACAAAAGGTGGACTTGGAAGTGCAATAGTTGGAGGAGCACTTTTTGGTGGAATAGGAGCAGTAGTTGGAGGACTTACTGGTGGGAAAAAAGCTAAAGAAGTTGTTAAAAGCTTGAAAGTAAAAATTGTCTTAGATAATAAGATAGTCCCAGCTGAATATATTGAGTTATTAACAACTGAATTCAAAAAAGATGGTTTTGTATATAGAGTAGCAAAACAGCAAGCTGAAGATATAGTTGCTATACTAGCTTCAATTGTTAGTGAAAATGAAAAAAATCAAGTTAATAATTCTAATGTACAAAATACAAATGATCCAATAACAGAAGTAAAAAGATATAAAGAACTTTTAGATAATGGAATTATCACACAAGAAGAGTTTGAAAAAAAGAAAAAAGAATTGCTTAATTTATAAAAATAAAGATTTAATATTTTATAGAAAAGGAGGGAGCTTAAGATGTCCAAAAAATATTTGAGTGTTGCTCAAGTAGCTAAAAGATTGGGAGTCAGTACAGAAACTGTTTATAATTATTGTAAAAGAGGACTTTTAGGTGGGCAATACATAAAAAATAATAAAAAAGGGACTTGGAAAATTGATTTAGAAAGCCTTGAACTATTAGAAAAAGAAAGCACCTTTAAAAGCTCCCACCAAATAAAAAAAGAATTGAACTATACATTATTTTGATTTTGGAGGAAATATGACTGAAGAAGATAAAAAAGAAAAAAAGAAAGATAAATTAGAATATGAAAAAACTTGTGGACTAATTATGCCTATCTCAGAAATTGATGGTTGCAGCGAGAAACATTGGGAAGAAGTAAAAGAAATATTAGAAGAAGTAGCAGTAGAGTCAGGATTAAATGGTAGAATTGTAAGTGAAACTGATTCAACTAATTTAATACAATCTAATATCATAAACAGACTTTATAATGATAAAACTGTTATATGTGATGTCAGTGGAAGAAACTATAATGTCATGTTTGAATTAGGGCTTAGAATAGCATTCAATAAACCAGTAGTTGTAATTTTTGATAAAGAAGGTGTTTACCCTTTTGATATAACGAATATACCATATATAGATTATCCTAGAAATATGAATTACCATGGAATACAAAAATTTAAAATTAATTTAAAAAAAAGTTTAATGGATTCTCTAAATGAAAAAGAAAATTCATATTTAAAAACTTATAGAGATATTAAAATTTTTGAAGCACCCGATGTAGAACTGACTGAAAAAGATAAGTTGTTTTTAGAAGAAATATCAAATATTAAGGCAGTAGTTGAAAAAATAGGAGAAAAATATAATAATAGAATCTTTTTAAATAGAACAAGAGAACCTCTATCAGAACTAAGTCTTAGAGAGATGTATAAAAAAAGTTTAGATATATATACGGAATTTGAAAAAAATTATGAAATTCAATTTTTATTAAAAGAACAATTACCTATTGATATTTTTGTCACAAGAGGGATAAGATTTTTTAAAGAAAAACTTCCAATATATTCATATACAGAATTATGTGAAAAATTAGTTGATTTTTATATTTTAAAAAGAAAAAATTTTAAATAA